CGCCTCTACCAGCGTCAAGTTTCAAAATGCAGTTGTCAATGTGCCTTGCCAGAGCCGGGTCACCGTCATGCTTTATCTGCTGATTCATGATTGCGTCATACAGTTTGGCTGTTGCTGGGATTAGAACAGAAGAAGAAAGTGACCGCATGGAAGTTATGGATGAAGCACGCGCTAAGTGGCTAAAGGCTGCTTACGCTATCAAGGCTAAAATCGAAGGCACACCTGCTGAGGGTCGCTCTCTCGGTAAGGGCGAAATCCGCACCAACCACATTGTCTTTGCGTAGCCAAGTTTCAACCGCTGGAGTTAGCCCGGCATGGTCCACCGGAACCCACGAACCAATGTTGATGTTGTCCCACGCCTTGCCCTTCAATATCCACACATCGTAAAGCGTGAGCATAGCGTTCGGCTTGTCTTTGTGCTGACTAACAAAGTGCGCGTGATGCATAGGCGCAACATCGTTAGAATACGGATCAATGCCACGAGGATAGTGAGGGATTTTGCCGTACGGGGTTTTGTGCGTGCTTAGAGAACCCTCTAGCCCGTAGTTCGAGATGGCAGCAACATCAGCCCCGTCACGCTTCAGGTTGTTAATCAGGTACTCGCCCTGAACGCCGTAGCCGGTAGCCTGACCGGGAGAGTTCGAGTACAGCGTTACAGCGCCGTTAATTTTCTTCGGCAAGAGTTCCCCTTTCGTAGTGATTTCAGATTAGCACAGTTAAAAGGAAATCCCCCAGAGCCTACGCACTCTGAGGGACTTCCAGTCTGGAACTAGGGTTTAGCTTGCGCCGCCCTTGAAGTAACCGATGTGTGAAGCGTGGGTTAGTCCACCGTCAAGACGGATTAGACCACGGTAGGTGATGACATCGGTGTTGAATGCGTAGTCAGCTGACTGGTCTACGCGGATACCGCCAGCAACACGAACCTTGAATGAAGGTAGGTGACCGAACAGGACCGACTTAGCACCAGTAGCAACAGCAGCCACAGCCGGGTTCTCAAACACTGAGTAACCTAGCAAGGTTGCAGGCTGACCAGCAACAGCTGAGTCAGACCAGATGTAGTTGCCTGCGCCATCCTTCATCTTACGAGCAGCAGCGATACCAGTCTTTGACATCTGGAAGCCAAGGCCAGGAAGAACGCGAGCGCCGTCAGCGATACCGTAAACGAGATCTACAAGGTTCTCGTAAGTAGCAGCACCAGCAACGCCGGTTCCACCAGTTACAACAGAACCAGCAGCAGCAGACAACTTAGTGGTTAGAACTGAGTTAGCCTGAAGACCTAGTGAAGTACCTAGTTCCTGAGCGATGTAGCCGGTGATGTCGAAGCCAGCGTCAGAAACAAGCTCTGAAGCGACTGATACAAGCGCACCGTACTTCTCTGCACCAAGGGTGATTGATGAGAAGGTTGGGTTGCTCTCTGAGATTGCTGAACCAGCAGCAACTGAACCAGCAGATGAGGTTGCAGTTACGGTTGGGATAACAAGGTTCTCACCTGAAGCAGTGTTGAATACCTCTGAGGTGGTTAGCATTGGGCCAACCAACTGAGCGATCTCGAACACGCGGTTGTAGAATGACTGACCAACGGTGTTAGCTGATGGTACTAGAGCAGCACGGGCTTCACGAGCGAACTCGTGTCCACGAACCTCGCCACGAGCAATTGCGCGTAGTAGGTCTGCATCGCCAGCAACAGCAGCGGTGGTTGGTGCGAATGAAGCAGCAGCTTCAGCAGCCTGTGCTGAACGCTCCTCAACGCGCTTTGCGGTTTCAATTGAAGCGTCACGCTGAGCAATGTCAGCCTCTAGGCGCTCAATCTTGTTTAGTTCTTCAGCAGATAGTCCACGAGCCTCTGACGAAGCGAAGTCAATAACTTCACGCATCTGAGCAACTAGGTTGTTGCGGACCTCTGCCTGGTTCTTAATGAACTCTGACATAGTTATTCCTTTTTTAGAATTGATTAGGGATTTCCGCCGAGCAAACTCAGAGCAGACTAGAGGCCGAGCAAACTCAGAACCTACAAACAATTCTAATAGGGGTATGTAATGCAGAAAGCCCCTACCAATGGGTAGAGGCTTCCGCGATTAACGCCATGCTGCCGTAGCGACACATACCGTCCAGTCAGTTCGGCCTTTCGGAGAAACTGCTGTTTTAGCACTAGGTTCCTTCAACCATCCGGAACAGGGGACCTAGCACTTGCTCGTGTACCTTGAGCCATTTCGCCTTACGCCGGGGGAAGCGTTTAGCAGTACATTGTCAGTATAGACGAAAACCCCCGGACCGGAAAGGGGATAACGGTCCGAGGGTGATACGCGCAGAGTGTTAGCGCGTTTCGGCTACCGGAGTGACGCGAACTTCTTTGGTCGCATCTCCGGAGTTTTTAGCAACCTTTACAGGCGCAGTCAATAGGTCAAGTAGTTCTTTGATAGCACCAGTAGACGGATCGCCTGATGCTTCTTTGATAACCTTTACGGCAATCGCTAGTTCGTCTGGAGTTGGCATTAGATTCCCATCATTAGTAGTGCTAGTTTCTTTTGCTTCAGGGCAAGAATGTCACCCTCTACTTCTTCGACCTCTGGGGTCTTAGTTAGTTTACCAATAACCTCGGCAACTAATGCACCCTGTTCTGGCTCTAGTTCTTCGCCGGACTCAATGCGTAGTAGTGCATCAGCTAGTGCGTCTGCTGAAATACCTTCTGCCGAACGAACACTAACAGTTCCAGCGGTTCCCTCATAAGCCGGGGTGCTGACAAGGCTTACTTCGTAGAGCGTGACATCTTCAAGGTAACGGGTTTGACCGTCTTGGCTCCAAGAGTCCTTTTTGACCGAGAAGCCAAAAGACATTGAGTCAATAACGCCGGTGCGGACCAACTCAGATAGGTCACGCCCGAGTTGAGTGTTAGGCAGGGTAGCGGTTACTCGCAAACCAACCTCATCTTCGACCAACTGCAACGAACCGTTACGGGTCGAGGCAAGAGGGTTAGAAGTGTCATGGTTCCAAAGCAACATCATACGGTTGCGAGATTGTAGCGAACGCTTGAAAGCGCCTCTTCTTACGAACTCAGTAAAAGGCAAAGGAAGTGAAGGCTGATCCCAAACAGCACCATACCCAGTGAAAGACATGCCGTCACCTTCAGCGCGAAGTTCAACATGGTTAGTGCGAACTTCGTTCTTGCCGATGTTTCGGGCTTCTGGGGTTCCCTCAAGTTTGGCAATGATGACGTGCGCAGCCCTAAGCCACTTGGCTCGGGTTGCATCTACTTCCTCAGTCATAGGGCTTCTTTCTTCTTCTGCTCTAATCCTAGCAACAACAGATTCAGCGTATTCAAGGGTTCGCTGGGCGGCACGCTTAGACGGGCCTGAACCCCAAAGCAAATGAGCGACAACACCGGCAGACGGGTAGTTCTCTGATGAGGGGTCTGCGTCCGGTGAGTCTAGGTCCCCAAGGTGGCGAGCAATCCAAGCGGCGATGCGAATCCACTTCTCGTCTGACACTTCACCGGTTGCCATAGCTCGGGCTTCACGAACAGTCTTCTCAACAAGTCCGTCACCTGCAAGGCCCTGCTCGTAGTATTCAAGTCCTCGGCGTGCTGCGGCCCTCATGTAAGCCGGTGCTTCCTGATTGATAGCACGGTGCTCGTCATCAACTGATTCAGTAGGCAGGTCTTCTACCTCTTCGGCAATCATTTCCGGTCTGGCAATTTTGTCAATCTTGAAAACGTTGATAATCATCATCTTGTCGCTTGAGGTAAAGATGCCGTCTTCTAGTTCGTAAATCCGGATAACTGCGTACTCGCCTTGAGATAGAACAACCTCAGCCAGAATGGTTGGGTCCAGAACATCCCAAGAAACATAATCCCCAGGTACTAGAGAGTCCACAGCGGCACGCTCGCCTTCAAACGGCTCTTCGGTTGCGATAGAAACAGCAACGGCCTGATCAATGGCTGACTCTTTGGTTTCGTGACAACCAAGCACGTCATTCTCTTCATCAATAACTGCCCAACCTGAGCAGTCTGCGTTCTTGTCCGTAATGTAGTAAGGCACTATTCAATCCTCATAACTGCGAGTTTGTTGCTGTTTGTTTTAGCACTGGCGTTGATAGTTGCCAATGGTGGTAGTTCCATAATCAATTCTTCGCCAGCACCGAGAACATACGAGTTGTCTACGGTATCCAGCCAAATGTCGTTCTGTCCGTTAAAGTGTTCGCTGAAACCGATTTGCGAATACCAAGAAGTTGTTTGTGAGCCGACATTAGTAGCCTGAAGCACATACTGAGTATTTGGCTTTAGCGTCACAATCTTTGTTGATGATGTCTGGCCACCGCCTTGATTGGCAGCAGTTACGAACTCAGCCTGAACAACTGTGCCACCGGTTACCGTAGTGGCAACTTTGATAACAGCCTGTGGGGTATCTGAGTAGTTGCGGTTCAGGTTGCGAACTGGGATAGGGTCACCGACAACTGTAACGGTTGGGTTTTCAATGATTACCGAATAAACAGAAGATGTTTCAGAAACAAGCTGATAGTAGTCGAACTGTGCGCCTGATGAGCCAGTAAGAAAACTAAGGTTCTCGACCTGACCTGAAGTCAAATCGCGCCTAGCAAACAGCGCACGAATGTAGCCGTCACGGGCCATCTCGTCAGTTGAGCCAGGTTGCAAGTTCTTTAACGCATACTTCACATAGTCGTTAGTAGGCGCAACGACTGTTTGAGCCGCTGTACCTACCGAATAAACCGCTTGAGATAAAGGCATTAGACCCCGTAAACGGTTTCAGGGTTTTCTGGGTCAATAGTGTTTACGGCTTGCAACTGAGTTGATGGTACGCCAGTGTGCGCCACTTCAGGAAGACCAAGTGACTTTAGAACCTCGGCAGGATCAAAGCCAACGGCAATAAGTTTCTGAGCCATAGAAACCTTGCCTTCTTGCTCTGGCAGGTTAGCAGCTGACAGGTTCACGTTTGCTAGTGGTACACGGTAAACATCGCCACCATCAACCGGACTCATGTCCTCAATTCGGCGCACATCGTTGATTGACATAAAGCCCGACTGCAACCCAACCGAGTAAGCAGTAATACGTGAGTTGAAGTCACCGCGTAGTAGCCCATCAAAGTTGAACTTAATAAACGCCTCGACTGGAAGTAGGCGAGAGTAAGCCCATTCAATCTTTTCGGCGTACGGGCGAAGCGTGTGCTGAACGAACTGAATAGCGTTCATTTCCACCGAGGCGTAGCTTGATGCGCCAGGAACATCCATCATGCTCAGAGGGATGTTGAACAAGCGAGCAACCTCTTCGACAAAGAAG